AAAATCGAAAGTGCAACGCAAAATTGTCAGTGGATTAGAGGGTTCAAACCGAGGTGACTTGGTTTGAACCCTTTTTCATATCCGCCATGGATTCTCCTAACTCCCTGGGTTGCAGTCCCGTCCTGTCCGAACGGCATATCGGACACGCTCCGCCCACTCCCGTCAGAGTGGGCATGCGCCAACAGTGGCAGGCAAGCCAATCCCGTGCTTCCGTGATGTGGTGATGCTCAAATCCGCCTGCCGGTATGCCTTCGTAGGAATCAGTGGTAGATCTTCCCGGCCGCGAGTCTTTATTGGATTCTCTTCCTTGTGGCCGCGTGTGGACGCGGGTTCAAATCCCGCCGGAGGCACCAATAACCTCTCAGCAAAGGAGCGACGATGGAAGAAGCACTCCAAGATATCGCACACCAGCTCACACGCATTGCCGACCAAGGAGAACAGGCGGGCATGCAAATCAGCAGGGGGGATGCCTTGGAAGCGTGGGGCCTGCGAATCTACGAGGAGGACTTCCTCTCAGCGCTCCAATGTCTCGGAATCGAAGTCACAGACTGATATCGAATCGATGACGAATGACATCATATAAGCCAAACGTTCGCAGACAAAACGGATCGCGACGGAATCAGCTCGTTTCCAGACACAAAGCAGCGGTCAAAAGCGGAAGAACCTGCGGAATCTGCGGAAAGCCAATCGACCTGCGACTCAAATATCCAGATCCTTGGAGCTTCGTCGTGGATGAGATCATCCCAATCGCAAGAGGTGGAAATCCATATTCCTGGACAAACACCGAACCGACACATCGATGGTGCAACACCGTCAAAGGCACGCATACACTCGAGTGGGCACAACGTGAAGTGCGACGGCTCATGGCCGGTCAGCTGGGGCAGCAATCAAAACCACCCACCGGCGTGCCGTTTCGGAAAATCGACATCTAGGGGCGGTATCCCCTCCCGGTCCGGAAAACACGTCCCCCGCCGCATAGGGCCGATATCTCCCCGGAAGCTTAAAACGTGACGGTTTGTAAAACGTGACGGGAGGTGAAGCGTCGTGAAATGCCTTATTTGCGGAAAGGAATTCAGGCCGTCAGGGCGCGGGAAACCGGCTAAATACTGTTCTGGCGCATGCCGGGCGAAAGCGTACCGGGCAAGGAAGAACGATGGCGAGTCCTTGCCGAAACCAGCAAAACCAAGAACAAAACGAAAGGCAAAGACGTCAGCGACTGCGGAACGGGAACATCCGGCAGACATCGACCGTCACAGTTTCGAACGCATGATGGATGGATCCCATGAGGACACACTTCGTGAAATCGTTGGCAGGCTGCGCGAAGCGCTTCATGATTCATCGACTCCGGCCAGCGCGCTGCCGGCGATCAGCAGCAAGCTCGCCGAATTCGACGAACGGATGCGTATGGCCGAGGAATCCGGCAGCCTGTTCGACGTGAACGACGACGTGACGGAGGTGGCGGAGGATGTCGGAGCGTCGATTGTCTGAAATTGCCCAGCGGCTCGTGCAGCCGGAAGACGTCACGTCAAGCGACTTTAAACTTATCAACGGTGCGGCGGTCAAGGCCGGGATTCATTACGACCTCTGGCAGAAAGGTTTTCTCTACCTTCTGTTCGCAAAACGCTCCGACGGCAAGTACGCATGCGGATCCGGAGGAGCGGTCCTGTCCAGCTGCAGACAGATCGGCAAGACGTTCACCGTCGGAACTTCGATATTCATCCTGTGCGCCGGACGCGCAGGGACTCTGGTCATCTGGACCGCGCACCATACGCGCACCTCCGATGAGACGTTCGCCGATATGTGCGACCTGACCCGCAATCCGAAGCTTTCCATATACGTGCAGTCCGTGCGCCGCGCAAACGGGCAGCAGGAGATCCGTTTCACCAATGGAAGCCGCATCATGTTCGGCGCTCGAGAGAACGGTTTCGGCCGAGGTCTGCACTCCGCCGACATCGAAGTGTTCGACGAGGCTCAGATTCTTACCATCAAGGCGTTGGACAACCTGATTCCAATCGTGAACACAAGTCCGAATCCGCTGATTGTGTTCATGGGCAATCCACCGAAGCCGGGCGATCAATGCGAGGCCTTCGAGGAGAAACGTTCGACCGCGTTGTCTGGCAAGTCGGATGACATGCTTTACGTCGAGCTCGGTGCAGACCGCGATTGCGATCTGGATGACAGGACCGCGTGGGCGAAAGCGAATCCGTCATATCCAAAACGCACCAGCGAGGAAGCAATCCTGCGCATGCGCAACCTCCTTGCAGAAGACTCGTTCCGACGTGAAGCGCTCGGCATCTGGGACGAACGGACAGCCACCGAGGTCATTGGTGAGGATGCATGGCACGCTACCGAGGTGGCCAACCCACAAACGGATGGCCTGCTCTCGTTCGGCGTGGACATGCCACCGGATAGAAGTGCATTGGCCATCGGACTCGCGTTCAAGCACGACGATGGCACTGCGTTCATCTCCCTACAGGAATACCGTTCCACTCGAACCGACGGAGTCCAATGGGCTGTTGACTGGCTGGCGGAACGCTGGCACAAGACCGCGGCCGTAGTCATCGACGCGCAATCGCCGGCCATGAGCATCGTGCCCGACCTGCAGAAACGGCATGTGCGTGTGACAGTCACCGACACACGCCAATTAGGACAGGCTACAGGCCGCGTGCTCGACATGATTCGAGACAAGTCCCTTACACATCTGAGTGATATGGACCAGCCACAGCTGGCTGCCGCCGTGAAGGGCGTCACATTGCGCGACATCGGCTCCAACGGAGCGGTCGCATGGAACAAGAAAGGCTCCGACGTGGAAATAAGTCCACTGCAGGCCACGACTCTGGCATTGCACGGGGCATTCACCGCGAAACGCAAGCCAGGCAGGAAACAACGATTAAGGAGGCTCGCATGACATCGCTGCTCGCTCCGGTCACCGATTTCAGCGACCTCGGCATCATCTTCAATCCACCGACCGATATCAAAGGGCTTGACCCGGCGTTGCACGACACTTTATCGAATCTCGTCACTGTGTGGAACCGTAAGCGCGCGCGCAATTCATTGCGCTCCCGGTATGCGGATGGAAAACATCGGCTCCGCGACATCGGCTTCTCCATCCCGCCGAGCATGCGGAATCTCGAGGAGGTGGTCGGCTGGCCAGCGAAAGCAGTCAATGCACACGCCGAGCGCTGCATGTTCGATGGCTTTGTCAGTCCGAATAGCAGCGACGATTCCTTCGACCTGAATCCAATTCTCTCCGCTAACCGCTGGGACATCGAGCTGCCGATGGCGATCAGCAGCAGCATGATCCACTCGTGCGTCTTCATGGCCGTGTCGGAGGGCGACGAGTCGGCTGGGGAACCGCCTGTGCTCACCATTCCGCACAGCGCGCAATGGTCGAGCGCCCTGTGGAATTTCCGTACGCGCAGTCTCAAGGCGGCGCTCACCATCGATGACAGCGACGATTACGCGCGTCCTACGCGATTCCGCCTATGGACGCCTTTCCAAGTCATCACCTGCCAGCTTGGGCGTGAATGGTACGTGGACGATGTGTGGACGCATGGTCTTGGCCGTGTGCCTGTGGAGGTGCTGTCTTATAGGCCGACCATCGACAGGCCTTTCGGCAGGTCGATCATCAACCGCGCGGTCATGAGCATCACCGATGACGCGGTGCGCACCGTCCTGCGCAGCGAGGTCAGCGCCGAATTCTACTCGGCACCGCAATGGCTCCTACTCGGCGCCGACCCCGATTCATTCAAGGACGATGATGGCAATCCGATTCCAGTCTGGGAATTCGTCATCGGACGATTGAACATGATTGGTAAGGACGAGGATGGCGACGTGCCGAAGCTTGAGCAGATCACCCAGCAGTCCGTGCAGCCGCATATCGACCAGATGCGAGAGCTTGCCTGCAGATTCGCCGGGGAGACGAATGTGCCGGTCAGCTCGCTCGGCATCATCCAGGACAATCCATCGAGCGCAGAGGCGATGCATGCTGCGGAGAAGGATCTGGTCATCGACTGCTCGGCAGCGAACCGCGTGTATGGTGCTTCGCTTCGTCGTATCGCGCAGGACATCATCATGCTTCGCGACCGTACGACCGAAGTGACCGACGAGATGGCGGGCATCACCGCACGATGGCGCAATCCGTCGCTGCCGAGCGTCATCGACGCCGGAGACGCGATGGTCAAACTCGTGGGGGCCTTCCCTTGGCTTGCCGACACGACCGTCGCATTGGAGGAAGTCGGCTTCACTGACGAGCAAATCACCAGACTCCTATCGGAAAAGCGCCGAGCCGAAGCGAAAAGCGCATTGAACGCGCTCGCCGGGATGAACGGAGGCGGGAATGACAAACCGGACTCCGAGCCGCAAGGAAATCAATCTTCTGACCAAATTGCAGAAGACGGCGGTGAGCTTCGCACAACGGGAGATGGGCCAAGCGTGGCAACAGCTGCAGGGAATGGAACCGGCACAGCAGCGTGACATGCTGCTGGAACTCGTTCCCGCCATCATTGACAAATATGGGAGCATCAGTTCGACCGCAGCAGCCGACTGGTACAAGCAAATGCGGTCGAAATGGTTCGACGACAAATACGAGCCGATACTCGCCGACCCTATACATGACGATTTGACCGACATGATTCGGGCGAAGGCAAGCATGCTGTTCAAAGGCAACGAGCGATATGATCCGAACGCCTATCTCTCGTACCTGAATCGGCTTATCGCGGTCGGAGTGCGTAACGGCGGTCGCAGTACCGTCAGGTCGGCAGCCAAGCTTGACAAGTATGGGCCCCGGTTCGCACGCGTTCCTTCCGGACTTCATACCTGCGCGTTCTGTGCCATGCTCGCCGGACGCGGCTTCGTCTATGCAAGCGCCGAAAAGGCCGGAGGCTTGTTCAACAAGTACCATGCGGCATGCGACTGCGAGATTGTCCCATCATGGGATGAAAAACCGCGTGTGGAGGGCTATCGTCCCGACGAATTGTACGACGACTATCTCAAAGCGAGGGATGAGGCCGGAAGCGATTCGGTGGACGATATCCTTCGCGCGATGCGACAGCATAAGGGCAAATACGCGGATGGAATCCGTCCGGGAACCGCCATCCCTGATGGTTGGAAGCAGCCTCATGCGCAGAACGAGGAACGACTGCTTTCAATGCGAGGACTCGCTGGCGTCACCGATCGCGAATGGTACATGCGTCAGGAAAAGGTTGGAGTTCCGCACTCCACCGATATGTTATATCCGCAGGAAATCGTGTTCCTTGAACGATTCCAGAATCTTGGGAACCATGTCGAATGGATACCAAGAGACATAGAAAAAAGGACAGCGACAAATGATTTCCGTTGGATCGAAACAAACGAGCTTTGCGAATTGAAGTCCTTGGCAAAAGCTGATTTTGGCAAAATCGCCGATCGTATCACCAAAGCCGTTCGAAGCGCTAAAGAGAATCACGATGTCGTCAAGGACTGTTTCGTGATAGATCTTGGCCAATCGAAACGTAAAGACAAGCTTGTTCACCAGTTAGAGAAGTACAACGATCGTGAGTGGAAAATCCGCAGACTTTTCATTCTCGACGGTGAAGGTTTATTGGAAATCAAATTGAAATGAAACAACCGGGAGCACGCCTCCGCTCATTGCGTTTTATTTCAACGCCGCAGAGGACCCCCGGTCTTCATATATTTTAGCACATTCTTGGCAGGTTGGCCCAGTGGCGACGGCAGTGGCCTGTAAATCCACGACATTGAAACAACGCGGGTTCGAGTCCCGCACCTGCCACTATCCCATTTTTTGGGCGGTCACTGGCTCCGTCATGCCTGGTCAAAAGGCCACGATGGCCTCAAACATTCGGAGAAAACACAAGGAGCGTTTCATCATGCCGAAATCCCTCATCATGCGTCTTCGTCACATCATGATGGTCGCGCCACCGGCCGAACCCGGCGGTGACGGACAGCAGCAGGGTGGCGAGCCGCCGGCAGGAGAGAAGACCTTCTCCCAGAGCGATGTCAACCGCATCGTCGAGGACCGTCTGCGCCGCGAACAGGCCAAGTATGCCGATTACGACGATTTGAAAGCCAAGGCCGCGAAATTCGATGAGCAGGAGGAAGCGAACAAGAGCGAACTGCAGAAGGCCACCGAAGCCAACCGCAAGCTCGAATCACAGCTGGCGGAGCAGAAGCACGCCGGCCTTGTCGCCAACGCCTGCCTCAAGCACGGCATCCCCGCCGAATTCGCCGACCTCGTGACCGGCGATGACGAGGAAAGCATCGACAAGACAGCCGAGAAGGTCGCCAAGCTCGTCAGCACACAGGGGAAGCCGCCGGCATCCGGCAATGGCAGGCATCCGCTCGACGGCGAGGGAAACCAGCCGGGCGGGCAGGGAAGCATGAGCATCAGGGAGCAGATCGCAGCCGCCGAAAAGAAAGGCGACTATCAGACCTCCATGACGCTCAAAAGCATCATGCTCGGCACGAAGCGCCAGTAACCACCAATCTGGAAGGAAGACATCATGCCTGGAATCACAGGACAGGGCAACACCTACAATCTGCCCAATTACGTCGGCGAGCTTTTCGCCGCAAGCCGCGAGGACACGCCGCTACTCTCCGCCATCGGCGGACTCACCGGCGGCATCGACACCACGTCCACTCTTTTCGAATGGCAGGGCTACGACCTGCGCGACCCAGACGCCAACCGCCAGCGCCTCGAGGGCGCTGACGCGCCGAAGGGCGAGGAACGCACCCGCTTCCACGCCAACAACGTGGTCGAGATCCACCAGGAGGCCGTCGAGGTCTCCTACACGCGGCAGGGTGCGACCGGACAGCGCAACACCGACAACATGCCGGTAGTACAGGTCGGCGGCACCGCCATCTCCGCTGACGAGCTGAGCTGGCAGATCCAGCAGCAACTCAAGCAGATCGCACGCGACGTGGAAGCCTCCTTCATCTCCGGCCATTACAACAATCCGACCGACAACCAGAGCGCGCGGAGCACCCGCGGCCTCCTCGAAGCCATCACCACCAACGTGATGAGCACCGAGCACACCGCCGCCCAGCTGACAGCGGACGACGTGCTCGACCTCGCGCAGATGGCCTGGGACAATGGCGGCATCCGCGAATCCGAGACGCGCACCATCGTGGTCAACTCCACTCTCAAGCGCGCACTGACCCGCTGCTTCGTCACCGACGCGAAGTATCAGGAGCAGACCCGCAACGTCGGCGGCGTGAACCTGCAGACCATCGAGACCGATTTCGGCCTCTTCAACATCATGCTCGACCCGTACATGCCGAAGGACCAGCTGCTCGTCCTGTCCCTCGAACAGCTCGCCCCGCGCTTCCTCGAAATCCCCGGCAAGGGTCATTTCTTCGCCGAGCCGCTCGCCAAGACCGGCGCAAGCGACAAGGTGCAGCTGTACGGCGAGATCGGCTTGCAGTACGGCGACCAGAAGGCCCACGCGCTCCTGACCGTCGCCGGTGGCTCCGCATCCAACACCGTGAAGGTCGCCGGCGTGAGCCTTGATAAGAAGACCATGGGCGTCAAGACCAATGGCACCAATACGGTGAAGGCCATCGTTGTGCCCGACGGCGCATCCAATAAGGATGTCGCGTGGACTGTGGAACCGTCCGACAATTCCATCGCCACCGTCAAGGCTGATGCCGACAAGAGCGTCGGTGTCGTGACCGGCGTGAAGGCTGGCAACGCCACCGTCACCGCAACCACTTCCGACGGCTCCAAGAAGGCATCCGTCAAGGTCACCGTGACCGACTGAGAGGCCAGATGATGGCCGACACAGATGATTTCGCGAGTGTCGACGATCTTGAAGCCTCATGGCATGCGCTCACGGACGAGGAGAAGACGCGCGCGAAGAAACTCATCGCGTATGCGTCCGACCTGATCCGCTCCTATCGCAGATGGGACAAGGTCAGCAACCTCACCCGTGAGCGCATTTGCTGTGCTGCCGTTAGGCGCGCAATGGAAGCCGATTCCAATGGCGCACCATCAGGAGCCAGCAGCATGAGCGAGACCGCCGGACCATTCCAAGCCACCTACAGCTTCCAGAACCCCACCGGCGACCTCCGATTGTGGCCGAGCGAGGAGAAGGAGCTTGGCGGAAGGCGACGCCTCCTCGCGGGAGCCCTCGACATGAGCACCGGAAAGGTGGTGGCACCATGATCCACGGTGAAACCGTCAAGGTGCTCCGTCCAAGCATCGCCGGAATGGATGCCTACAACACTCCAATCCGCAAATGGTCCGAGGAATCGGTAGGCAACGTGCTGGTCGGCTCGCCGACACAGGACAATGTCGCCACAAGCGTCAATCCGGAAGGATTGCTCGTCTCCATGTCGCTCTACTTCCCACGCTCCTATCAAGGAACGCTCCGGGATTGCAAGGTGATCGTCAGGGGAATCGAATATCGAGTGATTGGCGATCCTGTCGCGCTCGATGGCGGATTGACACCAACTTCCTGGAACATGCAGGTCAACGTCTGCCGCGATGACGGGAGGTGACCATGAAGGGATTCAAGGTCGACAAGGAATGGATGGAACGCAATGTCCTGTCCAACCCAACAGTCCAATCCGCTCTGAACGCGAAGGCCAGACGCATCGCTCCGATCGTGAAGCGCATCGCCCTCAAGGAAGGCGACCGTCATTATGCCGAATCGGTGCGCGTCATGCAGGGACGACGTCCTGGAACGAAATCGCCGACGCATCTGCGCAGACCATATGCCCGAGTCATCATCGGTGACGAGCATGCGGACGCCAAGGAATACGGCGACGGACGGATCTATCCGAAGAAGGGATACCTTCGCCGCGCCATAGCCGAGGCGGGTTGCTGATTATGGCGATTCCGCTTCGCGGCTCATGGCCGCAACCGATGCCGATCATCATCCAATGGCTGCAAGACAAGGCGGGGATCAAGGCTTCGGCGGAAGTGCCGGAGAATCTGCGTGCAAACCTTCCGGCCGTCATCGTCTCTCCGGCGCCGGGCGGCACGACCGCCGATGGATTCACGCGCGGCAGAGCCGTCGACATCGACATCTTCGCCGCTGATTGGACTTCCATGGACGCAACCATCAGCAAGGTCGAAACCGCTCTCTCTCAGCTGCAGGGCGATGGAAACCGATATGGCTACGTCGACTCCTCAACGCTCACCTCATTCTCAGAAGTGAGTCATTCAATGCCTGACGTGCGCCGTTGCACGGCGACGATCACGCTCAACACCAGACCACAATGATTTTTCAATTAAGGAGGAAATGATGGCAGCCATCACCGATGTGCCAAGCATTCTCAACGACAATAACGGAAACGTGCGAAAGTGGGGCACTCAGCTGCTCGCTATCGCCGACTATTCGACCGCGATGCCGGATCCTTTCTTCGACACCGCAACCAACAAACCGAATCAGCTGCCCGAGGGTTTCAAGGTGATGGGCTACATCAGCACTGATGGCGCGAAGATGAGTCGCGGCATCGAGTCCGCCGACACCAGTGCGGTGCAGGATCTGGAGCCGGTGCGTTCCGACATCACCGGACGTACCCGCACCCTGCAGCTCACCTTCCTGGAAATGAACGCATGGGTCAAGGCCTTGGCCCACGGCCTGCCCGTCTCCCAGTGGCCGGCAAACAAGGATGAGGGCTTCGAATTCACCGATGAAAAAACCACGGAATTCCCGTACTACCGCCTGATCTGGATCGGTCAGGACGGTGTGGGCGACGCGGCACATTACCGCATCGAGGCCGGGTATCGCGTCAAGGTCACCAATCAGGGCGACAACACCAAAAACCGCTCCGACGCCGAGGGTGAGGACCAGACCTTCACCTTCTTCCAGGATCCGAAGACCGGCAAGGTGTTCTACGAGGGCGAGAAGATCGCCAAGGCCGGTGCCGCGCTTCATGCTGATGTCTCCCAGTCGCAGCCGGTGTCCGATCAGGCAGCGTCCTCCGAGTCACAGCCGGTCGCCGACTGACATTGATTCTTCCCGCACCGGGCTTTTGATTCCTTTCACCGGTGCGGGATTTTCCCTTCTTCTCTCGCCGAAAGGAACACTGATTTTTTTGAAAGGATTGAACAATGACCGACAACAACACGAAGCGCAAGGTCCGCTCTCTCAAGGCCGTGAAGGCGAAGTATCTTGAATCCCACCCGAAGATTCGGGAGTGGATCGAGTTCACCATCGACGACGAGCCGGACGCGAAGGAATTCCGGATCCATTCGCCGCTTTTCCAGACAAACGAGGAGAAGAAGGCCTTCGCGAAGGCGCAGGAGTCCGACGACCAGTTCGACTTGGCGAAAGCGCTGCTCGGCGCCCAGTGGGATGATTTCATCGAGGCCGGCGGACAGATCAGCCTGCTTTTCCTCCTGCTCGACGACGCGGCCGATGAAGTGCATGAGTCGGACAGCGAGGGAAACCCTACAACGCTTTAGAGCTCCTTGACGGCGATGGTCACGCGGAGGAATTGGAGGCCGCGTTATGCGCGGTCTACGCGCCGCGTGACCCCATCCAAGAGTTCTGGCAACGCAAGATCAGTCTCCGCGCATTGCATGCGCTGATAATCCACATGCCGCCGGACAACGTCTTCTTTCGTGCTTTGGCTGGTGATGGCTGGAGTGAGTCGGAATGGCTGTTGCACGATTTGGGCGACATGCTCCGTGACATCCAGCTAACCATCACCCAGTGCGCTCCATTTGTGGAGCATCCCCTTGAAGAGGATGACATCAGGCCTCGCACCAAGCCTCCGGCTGTCGTGATGGCTGAGTCCAAACGCGAACAGTCGTCTGTCGACAGCAAGGCCTTCCACGCGCAGGAGCGGAGCGAGCTCATGGCGCTTGTCACGGGCGATCAATCGAAAAACTGAACAGTGAGGTGGTCTCATGGCCGGCACAGCCGCATGGATCGATGTGCTTCCGAATCTGAGCGCTTTCGGCACGAAGCTCAACAGCGGTGTGACGGCCGCGGCCACCTCCGCAGGACGGAATGCCGGCAAGAAATTCTCCGACGCCATGAATCAGGCCGCTGGCCGTGACGTGCTGTCAGAGCAGGTCAAGAGCCTGCAGCAGGCTGAGAAGAAGGCCGCGCAGGCGGTCAGCCAGTGCACGTCGCAGATCGCAAAAGCGCGCGACGAGCAGAAAAGCGCCGACCTGCGCGTACAGGCCGCCGAAGTCAAACTGCAGGAAACCATCGTCAAAAGCGGACAATCCTCCTCACAGGCCATCAACGCCCAAGCACGACTCAACGACGCAAGGAGCAAGGCGAGGCAGAAGACCGAAGCCGTCACATCGGCCGAGGAACAACTCAAAGCCGCCAGCAAGGGCCTGAAAGAGACTCAGACGCAGCTCCACGACGCTCAGACGAATCTGAACGCGAGCACTTCCAAGCAGTCGGGATTTTTCGCGTCCGCCGCGGCATCGGCGCGCAATGCCATCAATTCCTTCCGTAGCATGCAATCAAGCGTCACCACCACTGCCGCAAGGGGAGTCGGAGATTCCGAACGCTTCTTCACCGCGTGGGGAGCCGCGAAGTTCGGAGCCATCAGCGGGTTCGCGCAGTCGGCATTCAGCAAAGTCTCAAACATCATCACCAGCAATGTGGAAGGCGCCATTAAACGCGCCGACACGATGAACAATTTCCCCAAAGTCATGAAGAATTTGGGGTACGACTCGAATGACGCTGCCGCAGCCATCAAACGCATCAGCGCCAGCATCGACGGCCTGCCGACCACCACATCGAGCATGATCGGCATGGTCCAGCAGCTTGCTCCGTTGACCAAGAATCTGGACGAGGCCACCAGCATCGCATTGGCGTTCAACAATGCCGTCCTGGCCGGCGGCAAAGACACAGTGCTGCAGGCCAACGCCATCGAACAGTACAACCAGATGTTGAGCGCGAACAAGGTCGATGCCGCCGCATGGCGAAGTGTCGTCAATGCAATGCCTGGCCAGATGAACCAATTGGCCAAGAGCATCCTTGGCGCAAACGCGAAGCAGAACGACCTGTATGAGGCGATGAAGGGTGGCAAGGTCACCTTCGAGGACTTCAATAAGGCGCTCGTCAAGCTCAATAAGGACGGCTACGGGCCGTACGCATCATTTACGACGCAGGCAAAAGACGCCACACAGGGCATCGGCACTGCGATGGAGAACGCGAAAAACCGCGTCCAGAAGGCCATCGAGAAGATTATCGAGGCGTTCGGTGTCGACCGCATCAGCGGCGTCATTAACAGCTTTACGGCGAAATTCGGAGATGTCGGCTCGGCTGTGGCCAAGGCGGTCTCCGGATCATTGGAATTCGTCGAGACCGGCAAAGTCAACGAAAAATTGGCTGAATCTTTCCACATCGACAAGAAGTCGTATGCGGGCATCGAAGACGCTTACCAGCGGATTCGGTGGGGGTATAAAGGTCTCACCGATTTCATCAAGACCGGTGAATTCTCGTACGAGTTCAACCGTGCCTTCGAGAACGCAGACCGCCAGACACTCATCGACTTCAAAGACAGCCTCCTCGGCATCCGCGACTCTGCCAGCGAGGTGCTGAAGAACCTTCCCGGATTGGGTGAATTTTTCAACACCCCGGCGGATGGCGACAAGTCGAACTTGAACAAGGCCTTGAAAGCCGCCAATGTGGCGCTTGCTGGTCTGAAGCCACTGCTCGACCTGCTCGCATCAATCGAGAAGGCGTGGAACGGTCTGTCCGCTGACCAGCAGGGCACCATCTTCGATACGGCCATCTACCTGTGGTTAGGTAGTAAAGGATTCAAGATACTGAAGAACATCTTCGGTGTCGCCAAGGATATCGGCAAAGGCTTCGGCATCGCCGGAAAAGGCATCAAGACCGCTGGCAACGCGCTGAAATCGTTCGGCAAGTTCCTCGGCGGGCTGAAGGCTCCGAAATGGCTGTCAAAGCTTACCGTCGGCAAGGTTGGAATCGCAGCCGGTGGAACCGCAATGCTTTCAGCTGCGAAGAACGTCGAAAAAGGCACTCCTAAGTGGGCATGGAGTCAACTGAACAAAATTCCCGGTTTCAGCGAGGGCGACAAGTCATACGCCGACTACCAGAAACGGTACAAGGCCGCACAGGAAAACAACAAGTTCCTCGGAATCAAGAACTCCACATGGGAACACAACCTGAATCCGCTGAACTGGCCATCAATGGCCGTGGGTGCCGCGAAAACCGGAATGAACAAACTCGGAAGCCTTCGAAAGAAAGCCGACGAGCAGGGGTTCGCAGGTAATACCGGTTCCGCGCAAGCTTCGATGAGCTCCGGCCAACGCGATGCCGGAGTCAAGGCTTGGAACGGCATCAAAGGCGCGTCCTCCGAGGCAGGGCAGGCACAGGCCGACAATACGGCAGCGCAGGTCAAAGCCCAGCAGGACACTCTGGCCGGCATCAAGAAGGCATGGGGCGACGCCGGCGATTGGATCAACACCAATTGGTGCGACCTGATGGTCAAGATCCAGTCGAAGTTCGACGGCGCGGCCCAATGGGTCGAGGACCGTTGGAACGGTGTCAAGGACTGGTTCGGGACCACAGGTCAGAAGATCGGCGACTTCTTCTCCGGTATTCCATCGGCGATTGGTGGATGGTTTGATTCGGCGGGCCAGTGGGTTGAGACCAAATGGCAGGGCATCTGCGACTGGTTCTCAGGTGTTGGATCCTCAATCGGAGGTTTCTTCTCGGGTATTCCGGCCGCTGTCGGCGGTTTCTTTGACTCCGCTGGCCAATGGGTGCAATCCAAGTGGCAGGCGGTATGTGACTGGTTTGCCGGCATTCCCGGTTCCATCACCGGCTTCTTCCAGGGGATTCCGGGCACTTTCCAGTCGATTTTCCAGACGGCCAAAGACCGGATAACCGGCGTCTTCAGCTCGGTCGGCACGTGGTTCGACAACAACGTGAAGATTCCTATCTCCAATGCCGTCAATGCCATCGGCCAGACCTTCCAGTCCACCAAGGATTGGATCAAACGAAGCTGGGATCAGGTCAAGAAGGCCGCAAGGGCTCCGGTGGCCTTCGTCGTCAACACGGTGTACACGAACGGCATCAAGAAGGTATGGGATTCGGTGGCCGGCGCCGTCGGCCTGAAACTCTCCCTTCCGACGGTGAAGTTCGCAACCGGCGGCACCGTCGGCGGCATCAACCCCGGTTACGCTCCCGGTGTCGATTCGATCCCGGCGATAACCTCGCCGGGCGAGGCGTGGATGGTGCCGGAATGGACTAAGGCCGTCGGCGCGGAGAACGTCTACCGCTGGAACGCTTTGGCTCGCCACCATGGCGTGCAGGCCGTCCGTGAGGATATGGGTCTTGATGGCGTCCAACGCTTCGCCAAAGGCGGCATTGCCTCCAAGATTGGCAAGGTTGCCGGCAAAGCGGCGTCCGGAGCAAAGAAATTCATCGAGGATTTGTCCAAGACAGCTCAGGCCTTTGTGAAGAATCCTGTGGATTGGGTCACGTCGAAGATTCTCACGCCTGTGAAATCGCAGGTGGCGGGAATCAGCGGCGGCCAGTTCGGCCAGATGGTCGGCAGACTGCCGGTGAGTGCCGCTACGGCGCTTGTCGACAAGGTCAAGTCGATGGCGTCCGACCTGGCATCCAAGTGGACCAGCAAATCCGAGGCGGGCCAATATCATGGTTCGGTCGGTGGCGGCGTGGAACGCTGGAGGAGCCTAGTCCTGCAGGTGCTCAAGGAATTGGGCCAGCCAGCAAGCTGGGCCGACACCGTGCTACGCCGAATGAATCAGGAGTCCGGCGGCAATCCTAACGCCATCAACAACTGGGATTCCAACGCCAAAGCGGGTATGCCGTCGCAGGGCCTGATGCAGACCATTCCTGGCACATTCAATGCCTATGCGGGGCCGTACCGCTCGCGTGGCATCACCGACCCGCTCGCCAACATCTATGCCGGCTGCAATTACGCGATCCATCGGTATGGGTCGTTGGCCGGAATGAATCGTGCGGGCGGCTACGCGCTCGGCGGCATCGTCGGAGACGATAGGCCGACCCTGTACGATCGCGGCGGCATCCTGCCGCCCGGACGACACCTCGTGGCCAACGAGACCAAGCAGCCCGAACTCGTGTTGACGCGAGAGCAGATCGTCAAGATCTTCGGCGCTGACGTCAAAGATAAGGGCGATCGGACCGTGAACCTCAACGTCAACATCCCCGAACGCTCGGATCCATGGGCTGATGCGAGCATCCTCGTGCGCACTGCGCGACACCAATTGCGATAAAAGGAGGCCGATGTGGCTTATTTTGCGGAATTGTCGGCCTCCGGCTTGGAGCCGGTGCGCTTCGAAGGCTCTGGTGATCTTGATTGCCTGTGCATCGCGAAGGGCGGCATCGAGGGCTGGTGGTCGACTCCCGCCGCGAAAGTCAATGTGACGGCGCGCGGGCAGGGTGACGGTGGACATGACGTGAGCGAGGATGACATCTCCTACGCCAGCCGCACCGTCACTCTGCATTGGAATGCCAACGCCTCCAGTCGTGACGCGCTGCTCGCTTTGACGGACAGTGTGCGCAGGCTCGTGCATCGTCAGGTCAGGATGCGCGTGGTCGACGGCACCGAGGATACCTGCTGCAGTGGCGGATATATGGTGCTTATCCAGCAGCCTGACTATCGGTCCGGCAGCATCGCGGATTCGACCATCACAATCGTTTTCGAGCGGCCCGAGCGATTGTCATCGCAGCCGCAGAAGGTGCAAATCTGGCCGCAGGCCGACAGTGGTCTCGGAGGACTGCGCTACGGTGGCAAGGCCACAGGCCTGCAGTATCCCGTGCAGTACGGCGTCGAGGTTTCGGATTCTCGGAACGCATGCGTGCTGCACAATGACGGGACCAGTCGCGCCTATCCGATCTTTCAGGCGACCGGGCCTTTCCCGGATGGAGTGGCCGTCGCCTTCCAGGATGGTTCGAGTCTTGCGTATTCACAACCCGTGGGCGTGACGCCGCTCATCCTCGACTCGCGCTCCCATTCGGCGACCATCGGAGGCGTGGACGTGTCGAGGGGATTGATCGCCCGCGGCTTCCCGGTCATCGAGCCGGGCGGTTCGCTTGGCGTGACGCTCCAGTCCTCGGGCTCTGGATGGGTGACGTGCGTCACGCATGACGCCTACATGTGACCGATAAACGTTTCAGCTAATGGAGGTACAACACTTATGGCTACCGCTTTGGGGGTCCAGCCGGACTCTTCCGGCAACGGCGTCACGCCGCTCACGCACCGCAAGATCATCGACGCGCTGTGGGCGTCGACCGGCATCGTCACCGGACTGGACGTGACCGGACGCAACGACCTGAAATACGACGTGGCGGCCGGCGTGGCAATCTGCTCACGCGGCGACGCGGACGGCAAGACCGAAGCGTATTGGCACGGCGGCCAGACCACGGCAGTCGCGGCCGGCGACTCCACATGGCCGCGCATCGACCGCGTGTGGATCAAGGCTCACGACATGTCGCAGGGTGATTCGGACAATCAGGTGGTTGTCGGCGTCACCCAGGGCACGCCGGCCGCGAATCCAGCGGCCCCGGCGACTCCGGACGGATGCACGCGCGTCATCGACATGCTTCTTCCCGCCGGAGCGTCGAGCACCGCGAAGGCCACGAAACCGCATTCCGCGGACTACGCCTACCCGTATGGGATGAGCGCGGGCGTGCTCGCCTCGCAGAACGTCAACCAGCGGTACACGATCCCCGAAAACAGGCAGTGGGTCAAACGGTGCAGCGTCAGCCTGCGCCTGACCACCGACCGCACCGTCAAGGTGGCGTGGAAGGCGCGCGCCTCCTGCGGCACGGACAATTCGCTCATGGGCTCCTATTTCGTGCAGTTGCGTGCGGACGGACAGGTGCTCAACAGCGGCGTCAACGAGGCGAGCTCGTGGATCAAGGGAGCCTTCGACGAGATCGGCGTGTGGCGTTTCGCGGAATCCAAGGGCGTCGACTACGACACCATCCTCAACAAGGGCGAGCACACCGTCGAGGCGTGGGTGTGCGGCAACCCGGCCGCGAACACGGCACCGGTCACTCTGTACGGCATCCAGCAATTGACCGTCACCGACATAGGGGTGTTCCGCTGATGTCGTGGCGCGCGTATCTTTTCGACACCGTCAGCGGCCAGATCGCGCAACAGATCGACCTGCCGGCCTTCACCTGGTCGATGACCGTCGCTGACTGCGCCCTGTCCACCACCAAAAGCAAGGACGTCGGAGAGGACGAGATCGGCGGGCTCGACCTGCCATGGACGGCCATCCCCGGCAACACGCCGGAGGAGAAGGCACGCGCCATCCAACCGTACCGGCGCGGCATCGTCCTGTGCTGGAAGACCACGATGGACGAGCCGGACTCGCTTGGACGGCCGATCGTGGCTGGTATCATCGGCGTGAGGTCCAGCAAGCGCGGCAGCGTGTCCATTCCCGTCATGGGATTGAAAAGCTTCCTCAACGATCGTGTGCTCGCCACCGAGGGACGCTTCGGCGCGGACGAGGGACACACCAGCCGAGGCGGCCTCGCATTGGACGGACTGTCGTGGAGGGCCATCGCCTGCGAGATCGTCCGTCGATGCACCGAGCTCAAGCCGGGAGGCGCATTGCCCATCACTCTCCCATACCTCGGCGAGAAGGGCACCCACCACCTGCCTGTCGAGAACGCGACCACCTCCTCGACATCGACGGGGGAGAAGAAGACCACGAGGCAGAGTCTGCCCGACGGGTCAATCGAGACCACTGTCGACGGCGACACCACCACGGTGACGGAAAAACACGTCAAATCGCAGACCAGGCAGGTCACCGAGACCAAGCCCTACACTGCGCACACGAAGACCGGCACGGTCACACGGACACACACCACGACCCGCACCATCACGCTGCGCAGGGAGACCACCGTGAAGAAGACCGTCACCGTCAGAAAGGCGGACTGCACGCGCGTGAGCGTCACCACGACCACCACGGTGGACACCTTCGACGATTCCGGCGCGAAGACCGGCACGACCACCGGCACGGACGGTCCGCACGTGACCGAGGAACCATCCTCAACACCGGTCACATGGAAGGATTTCGACGTGGCGAACCACAAGTGCGGCGACCTGCTCGACAGGATCGCCAACACCGACGGCGGACCGGACATCCAATTCCGTCCACGCCTCATCGACTCCACACACCTCGACTTCCAGCTCCTCGCCGGCTCCGACGCCGACCAGCATCTCCTGCAATCCACCCGCCTCGGCCTGTGGACCGGACGGTACGGCGGCACACTGCATGACCCACAGGTAGACAGGGACGGAGCCATACAACGCGTGTACATGACCGGCAGCGGACAGGACGAGGCCACATTGTGCGCGCTGGCCGAGGACCTGTCGCGGACCGAAACGTCCGATCCACTGCCATTGCGGGAGACAGTCCAATCCGAGACCGACTGCACGTCGTGGGAACTGCTCAAGGCCGACGCCGATGCGGTTCTCGTGGCCAACGGCCGGCCACTCGCGCAATGGTCCGGAAACATCGACGCCAACGACGTGGACGCCTCCGGAATGCCGTTGCACCCGCTCGGCAGCATTTGGCCGGGCGAGACCCTCGACGTCGCCATCGACGGATTCCCGGATTGGCCCGACGGCACCTATCGGATGAGGCTTATGCAGATGAGCGGCGACCATACGAGCCTCGTCAAACTCAAATTCGACCCAGTGGCCGACCCACTCGGCTGATGGAAAGGAGACCAAGAATGGTCAGGCATTCCGAATTGCTTCCGGATGAGCGCATCCTCCCGCTCTCATTGGCGGTGAAGGCCATGATCGGCGTCGAGAGTCTGCGTACTCGGCCTTCCGGAATGGTGTCTTTTGATAACGCGGACGGTACGAAGACCATTATTGGAGGATCCGGCACCGACCAGATAGCCACAAACGCAGGCGATACGCAGGCACCGTCACGTCCGACCGGACTGAGCGCGACCAGCACCATGCAGGTCGCCCTCGTCCATTGGGACGGCACGCTCGAGTATGGCATGGTCGATGACTTCGACCATATCGAGATCTTCGCCCAGCCGGACGGCGGAGATGTGCTGGACATCGGATGCATGCGCACGGCGGGAGAGCTCGCTACCGGCCGTCTGCCGGTCGGTAGCGTCGTGGAACTGTGGGCCGTCGCGGCTGACAACGCGCACGACCTGCAGGGAAATCCCTCTCCGAACATGTCGGATGAGTCCGACCATCTGGTCGTCACAATCGACGAGCCGGTCGACCAGAATCAAATCAGAGAAACCGCGGAAAAGTTGCAGAAGGCCGCCGATGATGCCGCCGCGAAGGCGGATGATGCTATCAGGCAGGGCGAGCAGATCCGGCAGGATGCGCAGGCGGGTATCGATGACGCGCGCAAACAGGCGCAGGCGGCTGGCGATAAGGCCGACAAGGTGCGCTCCGACCTTCAGGCAGAGGTGGACGCGAACAAGCAGGCCACGGATGCGGCCATCGCCAAGGTTGACGCGAAGGCTGACAAAGCGCAGAATGACCTTGAATCGCAGACGACGGCGCTCAAATCCAGTATCGCCGCCGTGGATGCAAAAGCGGATCAGGTCAAGGCCGCCGGTGGCAAACTGTCGCAGAAGGTGGATGCCGACAAGGCCGCCTTGGACAAGAACATCGCCGACGTGGACGCGAAGGCTCAGGCCGCGAGCGACAAGGGCGACCAGCTGGCCGGGCAGATCAGTGACGTGTCCACGACCGTCAACGGGCACACGACGAAGCTGGGCGAATTGTCCACGCGTATCGAGGGTGTCGCTTCGGATGGCCAGACCACGGTCAAGAGCCTGACCGACTTGCGGCAGACCGTGACCAGCCTCAGCTCGACGGTATCGCAGAATACGAAGACCGCTTCGGATGCCATGAGCAAGGTGTCGCAGGTGGAGCAGACCGCCAACGGCATCAGCGCGAACCTGAGCAAGAATTACACCACCACCGCCGATGCCGATGAAAAGTATGCCGCGAAGACGGAGCTTAAGGCCACCGCCGACGGCTTGCAGGCGAATATCACGAGGTCGCAGCAGACCGCCGATGGTGCCGTCACCGCCGCGAATAAGGCGCAGGCCACAGCGGATGGGTTCGGCGCGACCCTGAGCAAGGATTATCAGACCGCGAAGGCCTCGGACGAGAAGTATTCCACGAAGGCGGAGTTGAAGGCCACAAGCGACGGACTATCCTCCTCATTGTCCTCGGTCAAGCAGACCGCCGACGGCGCCGTGACCGCCGCCTCCAAGGCCCAGCAGACCGCCGACGTGGTGTCTTTGAACCTGTCGAAGAATTATGCGACGAAGTCTCAGGCGGACGCCACGTATGCGACTCAGACGAGCCTGAAGGCCACTTCGGATTCCCTGACCGCCAGTATCAATTCGACCGCGAAGACCGCACAGAGCTCCGTCGATAAGGCGACGAATCTCGAAGCGAATCTGAATGGTTTTAAGACGACTGTTAGCCAGACATATACCACTAAGACAGAATTTGCAAATCTCTCTATCGGTGGAACGAATCGTATCGTGCTGTCGGGTGGCGTAGCCGGACGAATCGACACGAGTGGTGACTCCGGCTCTATTGATACGGGAACGCATTGGACTTCAGCCTATGTGTCTGTTGCTCAAGCTGCTTATGTGCTTTCCAGTGACATCAAGGTCGAAGGCAATACATATGTGAGCGTGGCATTCTATGATATGGATAAGAAGTTCATCAGCCGACCGACTGGCGCGATGACTAATCTTGCTGCACCATGGTCAAGAATCCTGACTGTCCCGACTAATGCCGCCTATATGCGTGCATCCTTCCCGACCAATCAGAAGGGGCATATCAAACTCGAAAAAGGCACTAAGCCCACTGACTGGTCACCCGCCCCTGAAGACCTTCAACCCGCCGGAGACTATGCCACCAACAGTTCTCTGACCCAGACTGCGAACTCTATCACCGCTCAGGTAACCGAAGTCTCTAAGACCGCTACGTCTGCAATGAATAAATCCACTACGGTGGAACAGACCGCCAACGGCCTGTCCACCAGGATCACCGCCCAAGGCAAGACGCTGGATGCCACGACAAAGACCGCGAACGAGGCCAAGTCGACCGCTGACAGTAACAAGCAGACCATTTCACAGGTCAAAACAACCGCCGACGGAGCCGTGAGCCGCGTGAGCTCGCTCGAACAGAACCTCGACGGTTTCGAATCCACTGTCGCCAAGACCTACCAGCCCAAGGACGGCATGTCGGCTTACGCCACCACCAGTGCGCTGAAACAGACTTCCGGCAGCATCACCGCCCAGGTGGCCGAGGTGTCGAAGACCGCGTCCGGCGCGATGAGCAAGGCCACCACGGTGGAACAGACCGCCAACGGCCTGTCCACCAGGATCACGGAGCAGGCGAAAACGCTTGACGCGACCGTTAAGACCGCGAACGAGGCCAAATCGACGGCCGACTCCAACAAGACCACCATCAGTCAGACCTCGAACCTCGTCAACGCGGCGCTTGCAGGTGACAACCTCATCACCGACGGCGGTTTCGAATCCACTGCATGGTGGATGGGTCTCAAGGCCCCATTCAGGCTTTCGGTCGGGTCGTTCTACCACGGCGCGCATGTCCTGGTCTGCGATGCGGCCACCGGAGACAACCGATGCCCGTTGACTCATGCGAAAGGCATGGCTGGGACAGCCACCGCGATAACGGTCACCAAGGGACGCACGTATCGCCTGTCGGGCTACTGCGTCTGGTACGGGTCGGTCCCGTCGAACGTCAATCCGGGCGCTGAAAAACTCAGATTGGCAAAACCAGACGGAACATGCATCGCCGATGCTCAATGCGGCAAATCCACGTCATGGGCGGAAACGCATGTAGATTGGAAGTGTCCTGATGATGGTTCGATCACTTCGGTCCGGATCGAAGTCATGCATCAGGCCAATGGCACCATCCTGTGGGATGACGTGAGCTTCCGGGACATCACCGAGGCCGCGGCCACCAGCACGCGCGTGGTGTCCGTCGAGCAGAATCTCAACGGGTTCAAAACCTCGGTGGCGGACACGTACCAGCCGAAATCCGGCATGGGCGGCTATGCGACGCAGTCGCAGCTGACGCAGACCGCGAATCAGATTCGCGGCGAAGTGAGCGAGAAATACCAGTCCAAGGACGGTATGGGCTCTTACGCCACGAATTCCGCCTTGACGCAGAAGGCGAATGAGATCACAGGCAAGGTGCAGGAGGTCGCCAAGACCACCCAAGGCAACACGACCACCATCAGCCAGGTCAGCCAGAAGGCCGACAAGATCAACACGACCCTGTCGCAGAAGATCGACGGCAAGGCCGACGTGAGCCGCGTCAGCTCATTGGAACAGAATCTCAGCGGTTTCAAGACCACTGTGGCGCAGTCGTATCAGCCGAAAGGTGATTATCCGACCCGCTCCGACATGCAATCCAGCATCAGCCAGACCGCATCCTCGATCAAAACCGAGGTCGCGAACACATACACCACGCAGGCTGCGACCGAAACGTTGCGGAAGAGCGCGACCCGCACGTTCACTCTGGGTGGCGCGGCGGGTAAGGCGAAGTGGGTGAAACTCGGCTATCTCACCAGTAATGGGGACAATTCGAGCGTCCTGATCCACGTGTACTCCGGCGACGGGTACAACGGCCAGGCTTCCCAGAACGCGGAGTTCGAGATCTTCGTCAAGGACGGATGGCAGCAGTCAGCGTCCGCCACGAGTGCTTTCGGCGTCTCCGTGAGCCGCATCCGCAACGCCGACGATGTCAAGGTCAAGGTGATGGCGTTCAGCTCCACCACGTGCGACATCTGGGCGCGGCTGCCATGGGCGTATTGGAATGGCCATTACACGCTGCAGGGCGACTACAAGTCGTGGCAGGACGGTCCGAACTGCGGTGGCACGAGGATCCAGGACGCGGAACCCACGTCGGGCACCGCGCAGAACCTCGCCTACGACACGCTCAGCACAAGGTCGTATGTCGACCAGACGGCCAAGAGCGTGGCTCTTGGCGTGGTGCAATCCTACAAAGGCAGTGACGGGTCCGGTCTCGCCACGAAGTCGGATATCACGGTCGCGAAGACCAGCATCACCAGCAGCGTATCCAGCACGTATGCCACCAAGACTGGTGTCACGCAGGAAATCTCGTCGAAAATCACCCAGAACAACAACAGTCTGGATGTGAAGTTTTCCACGAAGACGGAGACGAAGAACGCTCAGGACACGGCCAACACGGCCAACTCCCACGCTTCTGACGCGCAGTCGCGCATCGGCAGTCTTGAGGATTGCATCAACATGACATCGCAAGGTGTGCGCGTCGGTAAACGGGTGAGCGGCAAATGGTCCGGATGGAGCGCGCTTGTCAACACGGGAGGCAGCTACGACATCTTCGATGGCGCCGGTGCCAAGCAGGCGACCTTCTCGCCCGGACGACTCGATCTTGGCAAGTCCAGCCACAACACGAGCGGCATATACGTTCCGGCCGGCGGCAATTGGACGAGCGGATGGCTGTGCATCGACGACTATCTGGTCGACTGCGACCATACGCGGCACATTTACGCTTGCGCGCGCGGCGGGCTGTTGTGCTTCAAAGGCCGCGTGGCTTTGACCAATCCGAACGCCGCCGGCGACCAGCGCGTCATCGACGGCGACAAATGGTATCGGGCCATGCAAGGCAAATACAGCGTCTACCCGTATTTGGACGTGGATGATGACGAGCGGGATTGGCCTGTGACCTTCAAACGCTCGGACAACAACCTCCTCGCAGTCGGCACATTGTTCATCCCACGCACCACCCGCGACATCTGGTGGTACGACCCCACCCGCGGAAAACACACCATGTGGATCGATCTCAACAATCTGCAGATCCCGATGGGCAACAACGTCATCGGATGATCCACGATTAAAAGGAAGGAGGATGCGATGGCATCCGAAAACGAAAACACGACGACCGTAACGACGGAGGATGGAATTCTCGACCTGCGTCCACCGAAGGGCAGTCTTGTAAGGCAATTGCTCAGGCTTGGTTTGACCTTCGATCACAAGGATGCGTCAGGTGAGACGTGGTGCGATTACACGCGTGGGCTGAGCGCGACGTTCGCCGATCGTCAAGCCACGGACGTGACCTTGGCTGATATGGACACGAGGGACGAGACCACGATCACGGCCAGTCAGCTCGCCACCGTCACGGAGATCAAGACATGGCGCAGTGATGGAGCCGGGGACTGATGCCACCCATCGACCTCTTTTCCAGCTCGGAGTTTTGGACGGCGGTGATAGTCGCCCTAGTCGGCGGCGGTGGAGTCGGAGCGATCATCGGCGCCATCTCCAGCCGTCGCAAGGACACGGCGCAGATCGCGGCCCAGGCATGCGATATTCTGACCGATTCGGTCATCAAGCCATTGCGTGAGCAGGTGGAATCGCAGGAGGAGCAGATAAAGCACCTCGAGGAGCAGCAGCGGAAGTATTTCACGCTCACGGCCTACACCCGCGACCTTTTCCATTGGCTAGGTTTGTTCTGCGAGATCATCGAGCCGGATTTCCTCAAGCGTCATCCGAAGCCGCGCCTGCCCGACGAACTCCGCGCCGACGTGGCACCCGAAACATTGGAGGACTGATGGGTTATCTCGCAATCGGCATCTACGCCGCCCTCTGCGTCGTCTTCCTGGTGTTCAACCACGGGGCGCGCAAGGACTGACATTTTCAACATGAGGCCATCTCTTCGGAGGTGGCCTTCCTTATTAAGGAGGCAAATATGGCGGAACACGCCAATGGAAACACCACCACCAATCTGCCGGGATTGACCGGAGAGCGCGTCAAGGCCGGAGTGACCATCGTGGTCACCCTCTACGCCTTGATTAACGCCGGCCTGAATCTGGCCGGCTACAATACCCTGCCCTTTACCAATGAGCAGGTGTCCGCGACTGTCTTCAGTGTCGTGGGCGTCATCGGCACGATCTACGGCTGGTGGAAAAACCAGAACATCACCCGCGCCAGTCTTGCGGGCCAGCAGCTTGTGGACGCATTAAAGAAGGAGGGCGTGGTCAATGGCATCAGCGCGGCGAAGAGCGCGGCCTTGAGCGCCGCTTCCGCCGTGGCCAAGACCACGCCGAAGACCGAACGCTCCGAGACCGACGATACTTCGGAGGACTGATGACCGGGGCAAGCTTCGCGCAATGGAGGGGCTCTCCCAACCACTACGACGGCCGGCTGGGCTTGAGCGTCAACCACATCACACTGCATATCATGGTCGGCCGACTGTCCGGCACCGACTCGTGCTTCCAGCGATTCAGCTTCCAGGCCGCCAGCCATTACGGAGTCGGCGGCACCGGTGCCGTCTATCAGTGGGTCGACGAGGTGAACGGTTCGTGGGCCGACGCCAACTGGCGCTCGGACTGCTCCGGCATCACCATCGAGCATGAGGGCGGCATGGCCGGAGTGCCGGTCACGGACGCGGAGGTCGAGGCATCCGCGAGACTATGCGCCGACATCGCGCGGCGGTACGGGTGGGGCGTGCTGTGGCACGACAACAGCGGCAACCGCTGTGGGAACATCGTCCTGCACCGCGAGGTGCCGGGCACCGACCACTTCGGATGCCCCGACAGGTGCGTCAACGCCTTGCCGGTGGACCGGATAATCAACAGGGCAAACCAAATACTGATGGGAGTAGACATGGCATTGACCAACGACGACATCAACAAGATCGCTAAAGCGGTCACCGATTCAGTGTGGCAGTACAAGAATCCACGCATCAACGGCAACCGAGACGCGTATAACCTGCTCACCAATATGCCGCACGACGTGATGGCGTATAAAAATTCGCAGGTTGTGGATCGTGACGTTTTCGGACTCATCACCGACCTGACCGGTCAGGTCGCCGACCTGACCGGTCAGGTCGCCGACCTGACCGATATGGTCAAGACCCTGGCCGAATCCAAGGGCGCCGACCCCGACTAGATCGCTGCCGCCGTGGAAAACGCGGTGAAGGCCAAGCTCGACAAGCTCAGGATCACCGTCACCGACGGCCAGTGATTAATTTTCGGGCGCGAGACTCAAACTCGCGCCGGAAACTCAACCTCGGGCGTGGAAAAATTTGCGGAATTATAGTATCCGTGGAATTTTTTACACCCGTTTTTTAACAACACATGCCCCTCTTCCGGCTTTTCAAGGCCGGGGGAGGGGCGTCTTTTCGTTTTATTCGGACGTTTTACGTTTGCGTGGCCTTCCTCCGCCGACACCGCGGCCGGGGCGTTGCGCGTTCCATTGGTCGATGGTCTCTGGCAGCCAGCCGCGCGTGCGGCCTATTAGGGCGTCCGGTTGGGGGAGCTTGTAGGCGCTGACGGCGGCTGTGCTGATGCCGAGGCGCTTGGACACGTCGGTGACGCTCAGGTATTCGATGGTCATGTCAGTCCTTCCTTCCGGCGATGAGCGCGAAGACGGCGCTGACGATGGCGCATCCGGCGGTGAGCGCGAACGGCCAGCCGAACCATGCGCTGGCGGCGGTTCCGAGCGCGAACACCGCGCTGACTATCGATTCCGTTCTCATGATGTTCCATGGCATAATCGGAGAGATGGGGTTCCGGCCCCTAGGTCTGGCCGGAACCCTTGCTCACTTCCTCTTCTTCGGTTTCCGTCTCATCTCCTTGATGAGTCCGGTCACTGCTTTGATGAGGGCCGCGAGGCTCGCGACGAGAAGCGAGATGCTGGTGATTATCTCCGATGGTGTCATGTTCACCTCCTTTCCTTGATATAAACTATATTAGCACAGTAAATAAAGTAATGCAAGCCGAAACGCGAAAACACATAAGAAAAACAGCGGATTGATAGGCTCGACACCATGTAGGGTTGGAAATGGACAGAGATGGAGTCGATTACGGACCTGCCTTCACCGCTCTAGCTGCTTCACGACGTCAAAAAAATAGCCGATTTTCATATATTTGAGACAGTGTAGAGGTGGTAGACTGAGTGGTAAATCATCACTCAGGCATATAAAAAGCCAATAAACAGAACGGTTTTCAGAGAATCAGCGATATTTCTGCTGGACGAACAGCCATACGAAAAGGTAAACGGCCAGGGACACGACGATCGGTACGGCCACGGCGACGCCGTCATTATGCACGATGGAATTGGCCGCATCGGCCATCGACAGAATGACCGAACCCGATGAGAACGAGTTGAGCAGAGACGCGAACACGCCGCGTTTACGCCCCATCATGGCATTGGTGTCGTTTTGCACGATCTGCTCCTGATTGTGCTCCACTTGCCTGCGTGCCTGGCTTTCATCGCCGACAAGCAGGTTCTCCAACACTTTCGACACGTTGTCGGATTGCGCTGTGCCATCCTCCTGCACGGTTGCGGACGGGGAACTGGCGTTCACCGACCATGTCGACGAACTGTAGGCGACACCGAACACCGAAGCGAACAGGCAGATGACGACTATCATCCAATAGTGTCTCTTATAGGCTTTCCTTGCATTGGCCTTCATGCCTTTGCGATCCATGCAGGCATCCCTTCTTCTCGTCAATGAGATTCCATTTTCGATTTTAACCGGCATGTTCCGTGATCGCTTTGATAAAAACATGAAAAACGGCACACGCGGCTGTCTGTGTCTTCTGCGAAACTGTAGGGTGCGTAAAACGCGGTAATGTCCACAATTCGATAGGGAGAAAGCACAGTTATGGCTCACGTCATCGATTTCAAGGAGGCCGGTTTCGATTCCGTCCTCGATGAACTGGAATGGCGCGGGTTGATTTCCCAGTCCACTGACAGGGATCGACTCGCCGAAGCGTTGAACGGAGAGCCCATCACCTATTATTGCGGCTTCGATCCGACCGCCGCCTCCCTGCACATCGGCAACCTCGTTCAGCTCATCAACATGCGCCACCTGCAGGCCGCAGGACACCATCCGATCGCGTTGGTCGGCGGCGCCACCGGCCTGATCGGAGATCCGCGCCAGTCGGGCGAACGCACGCTCAACCCGAAGGACGTCGTGGCCGGCTGGGCCGATCGTCTGAAGAAGCAGATCGGCGGCATCCTCGAGACCGAAGGCAGCAATCCGGTGCGTTTCGTGTCCAACTACGATTGGACCGCTTCGATGAACGTCATCGACTTCCTGCGTGACGTCGGCAAGAACTTCCGTATGGGCACCATGCTCGCCAAGGACACCGTGGCCCGTCGCCTCAACTCCGAGGAAGGCATCTCCTTCACTGAGTTCAGCTATCAGGTGCTGCAGGGCAACGACTTCCTGCACCTGTTCGACGAGTACCATTGCGTGCTGGAGATCGGCGGCTCCGACCAGTGGGGCAACCTCACCTCCGGTCTGGATCTGATCCACAAGGTGCGCGGCGTGGACGTGAACGTGTTCACCAGCCCGATCATCACCGACGCGCAGGGCAAGAAGTTCGGCAAGTCCGAAGGCAACGCCGTCTGGTTGGATGGCACGATGCTCAGCCCCTACAAGTTCTACCAGTTCTGGTTCAACCGTCCCGACAGCGAGATGGAGAACCTGCTCAAGGCGTTCACCTTCCTGCCAAAGGCCGAAATCGAACGGCTTATCGAGGAAAGCAAGACCAATCCGGGCGCGCGTGAGGCGCAGCGCACCCTCGCATGGGAGGTCACCAGCTTCGTGCATGGCGAGGAAGCCACTCGCCAGGCCATCGAAGCTGCCGGCGCGTTGTTCGGACGTGGCGGCGATCTGGCGGACATCGATGAGTCCACGCTTGAGGCCGCTATCGACGGCATGAAGGTCGATGGGGAATTCGCCAAGGTCGCAGCCGGCGACCGTGTGGCCGAGGCTGGTATGAAGGCAGGCCTGTTCAAGTCGATTTCCGAGGCGCGCAAGACCATCAAGTCCGGTGGCGTGTACCTCAACAACACGCGCGTGGAGGATGAGGAACAGACGTTGCAGGAAGGTGACTTCCTGCATGGTCGTTTCGTGCTCATCCGCCGCGGCAAGAAGGCGCTCGGCGTCGTCGAACAGGCGTGAGACGCATAGGCAATCGTAAGTAAATAATCGCAAGTATCTCAAGACCAATAAGGAACAGCATGGCAGAAGAACAGCGCGGATCGCGCGGCAAGTCCTACGGCAACCACAAGTCCTACGGCTCGGGCAGGCCGGGTAACCGCGGTGGCAAGGGATTCAAGCCGCGCGGCAACGGCGGCAAGTCCTACGGACACAAGTCCGGCGGCTTCCACAACGATGACCGTAAGGGCGGATATCGCAAGGGCAATGGCGGCGGATACCGTCGTGGCGACCGCGATTCCCATCGCGATGGCGAAGGCGAAGGTCAGGAGCGTCGTTTCCACAACGGTCCGCGCAAGTTCAACCGCGATGGCGAGCGTCGTGACGACCGCCGCGGCGGCTATCGTGGCAATCGCGGCGACAATCCGCGCTACCAGCGTGATGGCGAGCGTTCCGGTTTCCGCCATGATGACCGTCGCGATGGCGAGCGTCGCAATTTCCGTCATGACGGTGACCGTCGTGACCTCCGCCGTGACGATGGTGAGCGTCGTGGCGGCCGCAACTTCCACAAGGACGGCGATCGCAGAGACTTCCGCCGCGATGACCGCCGCGGGGAGCGCCGTGATGGCGAGCGTCGTAATTTCCGTCGTGATGATCGTCGTGACGGCGATCGCAGGGATTTCCGCCGTGACAACCAGCGTCGTGACTTCCACAAGGATCGCGACCAGCGTCCGGAAGGCGAGGAGCGCCGCGAATTCACCCGTGAAGAGAAGATGGAGTACCGCGAGGCGAAGCGTGGTGAATACCTGTCGAAGCCACGTCGCAATTCCGACGGCACGATGAGCTTCCCGTCGCAAAACCCGTACACGCATCGTCGCCCGGGCGAGCCGAAGATGCCGAAGGGCATCGAGTGGAGCATGCTGTCCACCGATGACCGTGAGCGTCTGCGTGGCCTGTCCAAGGAACATGCGGAGAACATCGGCCTGCACATCCTCGCCGCCTACACGCTTGAGGAAAGGGATCCGGAGCTGGCGCTCGAACACGCCAAGTGGGTGGCGCATCAGGCTTCCCGTATTGATTTCGCGCGTGAGACCCTTGCGTTCGTGGCCTACCGTCAGGGCGATTACAAACTGGCCCTGCGTGAGTTCCGCACCGCGTTCCGCATGAACGGTTTCCTTGACTATCTGCCGTTCATCGCCGACTGCGAGCGTGGCATGGGCGAGCCGAAGAAGGCCATCGAAACCGCCATGAGCGATGACGCGAAGTATCTGCGCGGCGAATCCAAGGCCGAGATGTTCCTCGTGTACGCGGGCGCGCTGGGCGACCTCGAACTGTGGAATAAGGCCATTGAGATCGTGCATACGCTGGGCCGTTCCAAGGGTCTGGCCGGCGAATACCGCATGCGTGCGGTGCAGGCCGAACAGTACTTCCTCGAGCAGGCCGGACGCTCCGATGAGGCCGTGGCCCTCGACCAGCTGCTTGACAAGCTTGAGCTGCAGTACGCCGATGCCGAAGAGGACGAGACCTCCGACGATCTGGTCATCGAATACGACATGCAGGAATTGAACGACGAGCTTATGGACAAGCTCGGCATTTCCGAAGATGACGCCCAGTATGCGCCGGAAGACGAGGATGAGGACGATTCCGAGGCCGTCGACGAGAACGGCGAGACCAACGATGAGACCCAGCTTGATGCCGAAGCGGCCAAGGAAGGCGCCGAGTCCGACGACGAGCCTGCCGGTGACGGCGAAAACGCGGGCGACTCCGAAGACGACCAGACTGAGGATGAGGTCGAATCCGCAGCCGATTCCGACAACGAGTGAGGTGCGGCAAAACAATGCTGAAATCCACAACCCGTCCGCTGAGCGAAGCCTACCAGCTGGCGCTGCTTGATCTTGACGGCGTGGTCTACCGCGGCAAGAATCCGGTGGAACATGCTGCAGAGAGCATCCGCAAGGCCGAAGGCCTCGGCATGACGGTGGAATACACCACCAACAATTCCTCCCGACTGCAATCCGTGGTGGCCGACCAGCTTAAGGGCTTCGACCTTGACGTCGAACCATGGCAGGTCATCACCTCGTCCGTGGTGGCTGCCCGTATGGTGGCCCGTGCGGTGCCGCAAGGTGCGAAAGTGTTTGTGCTCGGAGCACAGCATCTGCGTGAGGAAGTCGCCAAGCAGGGTCTTGAAGTGGTTGATTCCGCCGAAGACAAGCCGGTCGCGGCCATCCAAGGCTGGTACCCGGACATGTCTTGGAACCAGATGGCGCAAATCGCCTACGCCGTAGAACAGGGCGCCACGTATTTCGTGACCAACCGCGACCTGACCATTCCGCGTGAGCTGGGCATCGCCCCCGGTTGCGGTTCCATGATCATGGCCGTCATCAACGCCACTGGTGTGGAACCGGTTTCGTCCGCAGGCAAGCCGGAATCCGCCATGTATGACGAAGCCCGACTGCTTGCCGCGCATGATGGTGCCGAACCAGTGGCCAAGGAAGCATGCCTCGCCATCGGTGACCGTCTCGATACCGATATCGAAGCCGGCAATCGTGGCGGCTATGATTCCCTGGCCGTGCTGACCGGCGTCACCAATCCGCATGAGCTGATGTTCGCTCCGGAGCATCTGCGTCCGACCTACATCGCCAAGGACCTGACCGGACTTAACGAGCCGGCCCCCGAAGTCGTGCATGAGGCTGGCGCTTGGAGCTGCCGCGACGTGCAGGCGTGCGTCGACGGCGATCGTCTTTACGTCACCGACATCACCAGCGTCGACGGTCTTCGTGCGGCCTGCGCCGCCATGTGGGATGCGGCGGATCGCGGACACAGCGTCGACGGCATGATCGTGCCGGAATTCCGAATCGCCTGATTGCCGCACGTGCGTATGCGCAACATGAATGACGATTCCGGTGCCGTCGTCCGACTTGACATCGCGCTGGTGGAGCGTGGCGTCACGGACAGCCGCTCCAAAGCACAACGGCTGATCGAATCCGGCAAGGTCCGGGTGAACGGCATCGTCGCATCCAAAGCGTCGCTCAAAGTCACGGCCGCCGACACGCTTGATGCCGATCTGGGAGACGATTACGTCTCCCGTGGAGCCTACAAGTTGGTCGGCGCGTTCGACATGTTCTCCCAGACGGGCCTGCGTTCCGCGGAAGGATTCGATTGCCTCGACATCGGCGCGTCCACCGGCGGTTTCTGCGACGTGCTTCTGCGACGCGGTGCCGCGCATGTGATCGCGCTCGACGTGGGGCACGGCCAGCTTGACCCGCGCATCGCAGGCAACGAGCGCATCATCGAAATGAGCGGCGTCAACATCCGCGACGTCGAAGCGGATGATCTGCCGTACCGGCCAAGCATGATCGTATCCGACGTGTCATTCATCTCGTTGACATACGTGATTCCCGTCATCGCGCGCATCGCCGCGCCCGGCGCACACGTCGTGCTGCTGGTCAAACCGCAGTTCGAAGTCGGCAAAGGCAACCTCGGCAAAAACGGCATCGTGGAAAGCGAAACCTTACGCAAACAGGCGCTCGACACCGTCACCGCCTGCGCGAAAGCCAACGGACTGGATGTACGCGCCACGGCGGTCTCACCGATCGAAGGCACGCACGGCAACATCGAGTATCTGCTGTATGCAGTGGCGTAAACCGTTCTCCGCCAATCGATAGCGTAAAAATGAAAGGCCGGCGGCCCATATGAAAAATCCCATATGGACCGCCGGCCTTTTGCATGTTCCGTGGGCCTAGCCCCTCAAAAACTTGTCGATCTGATCCTGCTTGCCCATGATGATGAGCTCGTCGTTACGGTGCATAATCAGCTCTTTCGAACCGTATTCGAATTCCTTGCCCGGCGATTTGACACCGACCACGGTGATGCCGAACCGTTCATGTACGCGCGCATCCTCGATGGAGTAACCGACGACATGCGGGGGAGTGTGGATCTTCACCACGCTGTACGCGCCTTCAAGCTCGATGTAGTCCAGATAGTTGCCGGACACCAAGTGCCCTACGCGTTTGCCGGCATCGGTCTCCGCGTTGATGATGTGCCGTGCGCCGATACGCTGCAGAATGCGCGCATGCTCCTTGGACACCGACTTCGCCCAAATGTCGGAGATGCCCGCGTCCAGCAGATTGCCGGCGGTGATGACGGACGCTTCGACGCTGTCGCCGATGGCTACGACCGCCGTGTCGAAATCGGAGGCGTTGATCTGCTCCAACGCCATCACGTCGGTCATGTCGGCCTGCACGGTGGGGATCTGCGACGACCAGCGGTTCACCAGTTCGCCGTCCTTGTCGACGGCGAGCACATCCTGTCCCATCGTATCCAATGTGGTGGCTACGGAACTGCCGAAACGGCCGAGTCCTACCACAAGAACGCTTCTGGTGTTGTTAGCCATGATTGTTCGCGTACCTTTCGATGTTCTGTTCCGGATTCAAGTATAGGAAGTTGCGGGTATAGAAACCGTATCGACGAATCCGCTCAGCCGACCACGATCTGCTCGGTGGGGTAGCGGACCGGCTCCACATTGCGCGGCCTGGAGATCGCGTAGGCGATGGTGAGCGGACCGAGCCTGCCGATGAACATGGTCGCGGCGAGAATGTACAGGACCGCTGGACTAGAAGCGCTGGCCACGCCGACCGAATAGCCTCCCAGACCGAACGCCGAGCAGGTGTCGAACAGCGCGTTGCTCAGCGAGCATCCGGTGATGGCCATCAATGTCATGGACACTATGGTGACGAGTGCCAGACATGAGGTGGTGACGGCCACGGCCGTCATGACGGCTTGCGAATGGATGCGACGATGGAATGCGTTGACGTCATGGCGTCCGGTGAACGCGGCGCGGCAGGTCAACAGAATCACGGCGAATGTGGTGACGCGGATGCCGCCTGCGGTCGAAGTGCTGCCGCCGCCGATGAACATGACGATGGACAGGAACACCTTCGTCGCGTCGCTCACGCCCGGCATCCATGACAGGTCGAAGCCGGAGCTGCGGGGCATGACGGCCGCCACCATCGCATGCCACAACCGCGGTTCCACGCCTTCGGTGGCGAACAGCAGTTTGTTGTTCCATTCCATGAGGAGGAACCAGGTGAACGAGGCGAGCACGATGCAGAACGTGGTGGTCAGCGTGAGCTTGGTATGCAGGCTCCAACGCTTCGGCGGACGATGGTTGCGCCATGAGCGCATGAGGTTAAGCAGGACGGGAAAGCCGAGCGTGCCGCAGAACGCGCTGACGAGGATAGGCAGGCCAACAGCCCAATTGTTGACATGCAGGCCGGCGCCGTCAGGGGTGAAGCCGGCGTTGTTGTATGCCATGACCGCGAAGAACAACGATTCCCACAGCGTGTGCCGCACATTGCCATGATTGACTTTGTACAGGCCGGGGAACAGCGCCACGAACGTGATGCCTTCGATGGTGAACGCGGTGGCGATGACCACGGTGAGCACGCCCTTGATCTCGCCGAGTTTCGTGGTGCCCAGCTCGTTGGCCGTCAGCAGCTTTTGCGTGGCCTTGAGATGGTGGTTCACGGCCAAGGCGATGAGTGAAGCGAACGTCATGACACCCAAGCCGCCCATCTGCACGGAGAAGATGAGCACGGCCTGGCCGAAAGCGGACCAATGCGTCGTCGAATTGACGATGGAGATGCCACACGTCGAAATCGCGGAGATCGCGGTGAAGAACGCGGTGGTGAATGTCGTTTGCTCGCCTTTCGGCGTGGCGGTGGGCGTGAGCAGGAGCAGCGTGGACAATGCGCCCAACATCATGAAGTACAGGATGGTCAGGCGTCCGGGATGCGTGGTGAGTCTGTGCATCAGGCTGCGTTTGCGCGGCTTGCGCTCCTCCGCCATGGCCTTCTCGAACGTGTCTCCGGAGAACCACCAGGCATAGCCATGCGAGGCCTCACGATTGGAGGAGGACTCGTCGAAGACGAGGTTTGACATGCTGTTCCTCGCTCCTTGTCTGTATAAACGGTCTTCGTTTCCTTGAGCTATTGTAGGCGGTAGTGTGACGAATGGGCCATGGACGTACCGTTCGACGGTTCCGCGGTGGCTCCGTGGGACTCTTCGGACGTCTGCGGCGTGTTCTGGACACCCGCTGCCGTCATTCGTTCATTTGTTCGACTACACTGGCGGGTAGTGGCACCTCGCATGGGGCGCCCGTTATACGAAAGGGCTTGCGATGATCGGTACCCGACATGCGGTGGTGGTGACGCATACGCGTCTGCGTGAAAGCGGCACGGTGGTCGAAGAAGCCGTCGAGCAGTTGAGACGCGCCAATTTCGAAGTGACGATCATCGACAATATCGAAGCGCCCGAGTTCGGCAGCAGGACGCCCGCCGTGCCGAAGAACACGGAAATCGTGGTGGTGCTCGGAGGAGACGGTACCATCCTGCGCGCAGCCGAACTGGTGCATGCCACCGAAGTGCCCATTCTCGGTGTGAACCTGGGCCACGTCGGCTTTCTTGCC